CGGCGGCGCCGCGGCGGCGGGCGGCGCGCTCGGCGCGGGCGCTTGCGCCGTGCCCAAGGCGTCGAGCCGCGCTTGCAAGCGCGCGTTATTCGCGTTCGTCAAAAAGGCGTTGATATCGGCGACGCTCGTCGAGCCTTGCGGGCGGCCGCGGAGAAAATCGCGAATGCCAATCGACGAATCGACGGTGTCGCGATACGCCTGCAAGTTATTCTCGAAGGTCGCCGGCTCGGTCGCCCCGCTCGGCAACACGCTTTGCAAGGCGCTTTGCTCGCCCGGCATGAGCGCGCTTCCGCTCGGCAACCCTAGCTTGCGTCCAATCCACGACGAGCCCTCGAGCGGCACGCCGAGCAAATTGACGTCGGTATGAAATTTTGCAATCTCCGGGTCGTTCATCGCCATTTGTTTCAACGTATCAATCGGATACCGGAGCGTCCCGACATAGTACGCGCGCTTATTGGGGTCGGGAAAATCGGTCAAGAGCCGGTTAATATTTTGCTTCGCTTGCATGAGCGACGCGAGCCCGGCGCCGTCGCCCTCGAGCACGGCCTTTTGCGTGCGGGCAATGTCGGCGTCGTCCATTTTGCGTTGCCGGTCAAGCGTGCGAATCGTGTCCCAATACTTCACAAGCTGCTCTTTTGATGCCTGCTCGATATTCGTAATGCCGGCATAGGTGAGCGCGGCGCGTTGGTCGGCGTTGCTCGCGTCGGGCGCTTTGAATGTTTGCTCGCCTGATTGCGTGTGCCGTGTCTCGCCCGTCATGGGCATTTGTTGCGCGGGCGGATAGTCGGTCGGCCCGGTGAGCACGGTCGGCGCGGGGCCCGGCGCGGGCATGGGCTCGCGGGCGGGCGTCGGCGGCGTGACGACCGGCGGTTTGGCAACCTCGGGGACCGTCAATTGCGCGGGGGCGGGCGTATCGAGGAACGCGGGCGGCGGATAGCCGACGGCGGCGGGCGCCGCCGCGGCGTACTTTTGCGCCCGCGTGAACACGTCGCCGCTATACCCGGCCGGCGACAGCCCGCTTGTGCCGACCACTTGCTCATACGGCGTCCCGGGGCCGCCGTAGTGCATCCCCACGGCGCGCTCAATCCCGACGGACTGCGCGCGTTGCGCGAGCACGTTTGCGGTTGCCGTCGCCGCTTTGACCGGGTCGAATCGGTCGGCGGGCGACATGCCCCACGCGCGCGCCGTGTCGGCCGTGATTTGAAACAAGCCGCTCGCGCTCGAGCGCGGGTCACGGCTCACGATACCCGGGTTGCCGCCGCTCTCTTTCTCCGCCAATCCCGACAGCACGCCGGCCGGCAAATTCCGCTCGGCCTCGAGCTGGCGAAGCCACGGCGCGTTGAGATCGACGCGGCCCGGCGGCGGCGCGGCGACCATCGCGCCTTGCTCGAGAAACGCGCCCGACGGGCTCGCGGCGGCTTGGTCGTCAAACGCGGGCGGCGGGTTGCCCGTGCGCGCGTCGGGCACGACCGTATGCGGCACGACCGCGTCGCGGTCGAATGCCGAGGACGGGGCCGGAGGGGGCGGGGGCGGTGGCGGCGGGGGCGGCGCGGCGGCCGCCGGTTGCGCGGGCACGGGTTGCCGGGGCGGCGTCGCCGGGAGGACGTAGCCCCCCGCATACGGGCCCGGTTGCGTCGGTTGCGCGGGTTGCGTCGGTTGCGCCGCGGGTTGCGCCGGTCGTGCGGGTTGCGCGGCCGTATTGGGCGGCGTCGCCGGCGGCGCGGTTTGCGCGCCCGTCGCCGGGGGCGCCAGCAAGTACGTCCCGCGGCCCGAGGGCACGACCGTCCATTGCGGACTGCCGGCGGGAATCCCCGCGTTCTTGGCGGCGGCGGCGGCCATCGCTTGTTGCGGCGTCGGATACTCGTCGGACGTAACCGCCGAGAAGTTGTACGGGCTCCCGACATTCGTTTTCATGCCCGGAATGTCGAGCTGGACGACGGTGCCCGGGCCGCCGGCCTTTTGCATGCCTTTCCCGAGCTCCGCGGCGGCGCCCATCTCGGGAATGGTCAAGGGAATCCCCGCGGCCATTTTGTATTGCGCGCGCATGGCCGTGCTTTGCGGATCGTTCCCGGGCGTCGCCACGCCGAGCGCCGTCGTCGCAAGCCCTTGCTGTTTGAGTGCTTGCTCGGGGTCGTAGGGCGGCAAATTCGGCGCCCACGCGCGCGGCGTGCCCGGCATGTACCCGGGCACGTTTTGTGCCGTCGGTACGGGCATGCCCGGTTGCGCGACTTGCACGCCGGGCGGGGGCGGCCCGACCATGTCGGCGGGTTGCACGACGCCCCCGCCGGCGGCCGCGGGATACGCCCCGGGCGGCGCGGGCGCGGGCGCCGGCCCCGTCTCGCCCGAGACGCCAAACACGCCCGACATGAACGGCGAGCCGGCGAGCGTCGAGCGGAATCCCGGGTCGCTCATGAGCCGTTGCCGATTCATGAGGTAGGACCCAAGGCCGCCGCCCTTGATGGTATCGAGCGCCGCCAGCGTCCCGACGCCGTACCCGGCGACGTTCTTAATCGTATTGAATACCGGCGAGTCGGCCATGTTAGATATGCAAAAGGCTCATGATGGGCGCCGCGGCTTGCCCCGTCATGCCCGAGCCCGCCGGGATCACTTGCGGGGGCCGGATGACGGGCGCCGGCGTGACAATCGGCGGCATCTTCGCGGGGCCGCCGCCTTGCTGCTGCAATTGCTGCAACGCGCTCATGAGCTGCCCCACGCCCGCGCCGGCGCTCGTGCCGCCGCTGGGGTTGGCGAATTGCTGCAAGAACGCGGGGCCCTGCGTAAAGCCTTGATGCACGCTCTCGAGAAACCCGGGCCCGGTAAACGTCGAGCTCGGGCCGACCAAATCGACGCCCGCGGGCACCGCTTGCCCGAGCCCGGCGAGTTTCCCGGCCTCGCCCCCGCCGCCCGTAAAGAGCGATTGCAAGCCTTGCCCGACGCTCTCAATCCCGCTGAGGGCCGTCTTGCCGAGCCCGGTCAACGCCGGGCCCGCGGCACTCTCGAGGCCGCTGGCGATGGTACTCCCGATGCCCGCGCCGGCCCCGGCGGCCTCGGCGCCGGCGGCCGCCCCGGCGGCCTCAGTACCGCCCAAAAGGCCGCCGAGCATGCCGTATGCCCGCGCGAAAGTGGGGCGCCGCGGGCGGTGGTAGCGTCGGGAATCGTGCGTCATAGCGCCTGGAATCCTTTGCTGGAATTTGCCGTCACGGGCGCCGTGGCTTGCGTCATCTGAATCCCCGGCGACAGCCCGGCCGTTAGCAAGTTCAGCAGGTTGCCGGCCGATTGCATCGGCATATTGTATTGCTGCATGAGCGTTTGCCCGAGCGCGTTGACGGCGTTGGCTTGCTGCCCGGCGAGCTCGGGGCCCGCCATTGCCATATTCGCGCCGGCTTGCGCCGCCGACCCGATGCCTTGCGCGCCTTGCTGAAGCGCTTGCAGATACGGGAGCATGGTTTGTCCGAGCGCCGCTTGTCCGGCGGCCGCTTGCTGGACGCCTTGGCTCGCACCCTGCAAGCCCTGTAACCCCTGCGCTTGCAGGTTGCCGAGCCCCGAGGCCGCAGCGCCGACATTCTGCTGCGCTTGCGCTTGCAGGTTGCCAAGCCCGCTCGCGGCGCCGGTCAAGCCCTGCAACGTCGCTTGCCGCTGCGCCGCCTGATTCTGCGCAAACTGCATCGCGAGGTCGCGTTGCGTATCGGCTTGCATCTGCGCGCCGGCGCCGCCGGCCTCGAGGCCGCGCGCGGCGAGCCCGGGGTTGATTTGCTGCATGACGCGCCGCGAGGCCGCTTGGTAAAGGTCCTCATTGGCAATCGGCGACGCGGCTTGGTTGGCGTAATTCTGCGCCAAGGTGAGCGCGTTGGCGCCGCCGGTTTCGGCGGCCCCGCCGCTCAAGAGCCCTTGCGCGCGCGCGAGCTGCGCTTGCGCGGCCTGCATTTGCGGCCCCGTCATGTAGCCCTGCGCGGCGCCCAAGGCTTGCTCGGCGCCTTGCGTGCCTTGCGCCGCGGTTTGCTGCAAGCCGGGCAACATGGCGGCATACTGCCCGTACAAGTCTTGCGCGCTCCCGAGGGCGCCGCGCGACGCCGCGAGCCCCTGATTGACGGCTTGCTGGTATTGCGGCATCGACGCTTGCGCCGCCGCGATGGCTTGCTGCAAGCCCTGATTGGCTTGCGCACCTTGCGCCGACACTTGTTGCCCGATGTCCTGCGCGCCCGTAATGAGGCCCGGCGCGAATTGCTGAATGCCGCGAATCGCCGACGCGAGCGGCCCCGTATCTTTCCCGCTCGCGATATCGGCTTGCAAGCGTTGCGCTTGTTTCCCGGCGCCGAGCCCGAGCCCCGTCAAGAGCGGCGAGAGCTGCTGGCGACTCACGCGCCCGGCGATTTGATACGGGAGGGCGCCAAACGGCGAGCGCGTTTCCGGCGTCGACGATTGCGACCCGTACGCCCGCGTGAACGTCGGCGGCCGCCGGCGATGATAGCGGCGACTATCGTGCATGCTCGGGCTCCTTGACGCCGACCCAGGTGGCGGCGTCCTCGACGGGGGCGACGTAGCGGCGCGACGTTTCGCGCCAGCCCCGCCGTTGCCATTGCTTGTCGCCGGGCACGCTCGCAATCTCAATATGCGTCACGCCGAGCGGGCGCACGAGCGCCAAGGCGGCGCGCATCACGTCGCGCCCGATGCCGTGCCCGCGGCATTCGGGCACCACATAGAGCCACTCCACAAAGCCCACGGTCGCCGGCCGACCGACGAAGCGCGTCACGACCTCGCCCACGAGCAACCCCACAGGCGCACGGTCGACGGCCAGCACGGCGACCAAGGTTGGATCCTGCCCGAGCCGCGCGGCGTAGCCCGCGGCAAAATGCGCGGCGGCCTCGACGGGTTGAAAGCGCGGATACGCGCCGGGAAAGGCGGCCTGATGCTCCGCCATGAGGGCGGCCAAGAGGACCTCGAGGTAATGCCGGTCGCCGGGCTCGGCGGTGCGCACCACAAGACTCATGCGCGGCCCCCGGCGACGAGCTGCGGGCGGGGCGCGGTGCGCCGATGGCGGCGCCGCTTGCGGGGCGCCGGGGGCGTCGGGGCGGGCTCGAGGACGGGGGCCGGCGCCGTCGAGGCCGCCGCCGGGGGTCGGTCGGCGGGGGGGCGCTCGACGACGCCGGCCCGGACGGCGGCCAGCGGCAAGGCATGGTGCATGAGATAGGGCACCCAGCCCCGCGCTTGCCATTGCGTATCGCCGGCGACGGCCGCGAGCTCCACGTGCGTCACGCCGAGCGCCTCGAGGTCGACGCACCCCCGCGCGACGAGCGCGCGGGCAAGGCCGCGGCCGCGGGCCGCGGGCGTAATGTAGAGCCAATGCGCGGCGCAAAACACGCGCGGCTCGCCAATCGCCCGCTCGGATATCTCGCCCCCCAAGTACCCGACGAGCTCGCCCGTCTCGTCGTCGGTCGCGACGTACACGAGGCACGTCGGATCCTGCTCAATCCGGCGCGCCGTAAGAAGGGTAAAGCTATCGAGGTCGTCGGGCCCGTGCGTCGGATACGGCATCGGCCGCGTCGCCTCGAGCTCGGCGACGAGCGCCGTAAAGAGCCGGCGCAACCCGGGCACGTCGGCAAAGACGGCGGGGCGAATCATGCGACGGCCTCGAGCCCGCGTGCGTGCTCGCCGGGCGGCGGCGGGTCGGGGAGCGCCAAGAGCTCGTCAAGGAGCGCGACCGCGCCGCGGTAGCGCTCAACTGTCCGCATCGCCTCGAGGAGCTCGGCGTGCAAGGTCGCGTGCCGCGCCTCGAGCGTGGCGCGGTCAAGGTGTCGCGGGTCGTTCATCGTGCGTCCACGCGGGCCGCCAGTTCCTTGACGGCGTTGACGAGCGCCAGAATGAGATTCGATTGGTCGACCGTCTCATAGTCCGTCTCCGTATCGTCCGCTCCCTCGCGCGTATAGTGGTAGCTGCCGACCATCTCGGGCATGGCCGGCGTGACTTCGTCCGCAATGAAGCCGTAGCCGCGCATCCCGGCGACGGAGCCGCCCTTGCCGTTGTAGACGAAGGTGCGCGGTTGCAGTTGCAGGATAGCAGCGAGCCCGGTCGGGTAGTCCTCAATCTCATCCTTCAAGCGGCGGTCGGACGGGTTGGCCCAGGTCGTGCCGCTGGCCTTCGTCGCGCCCGCGCCGGCAATCGTGAGGTTGCCGCTCCCATCTATCAATAATGGCGTAGTATTAGCACCCGAATTCGCTGCCTGCCGCTGGATGGACCCAAAGTCGTTTTGCGAATCCATGCGAAGGAACCATTGCGGTTTCGTGGCACTCGTCCCGAAATTCGCGAAAAGGTCAGTGACAGGATTGCCAGCATTCAACCACGTCTGGAGCAGTCCTGCGTTTGGGAGCTTCAGTTGAGTCCCGCCCAGCGTCAGGTTGCCGGCCGCGTCGAGCGTCAGCAGCGACGCCTGCGTCGTTGAGCCCGCCGGGGAGCGTTGCACGAGCAGTTGATCGTTCGCGTCGGCGCGCAGTTGCATCGCCCACGACGGCTTGGTGGCGTCGTCCTGCGCATTCGCGTTGCCAAAGTCACGATTGACAAAGAGCCCGAATTGTCCCGGTGACGAATTGCTGAACTGCACCCGCCCCTTGATGGTGCCACTCCCGAGCACGGCGCCCGCCGCACCGCCCGCCGGCCCCGGTACCGCAACGGGCCGGGTCGCGAAACCGGTCCCGGGTACTAGCGTCGTGCCCGTGTCGCGCCAGAGCTGCGCGTCGGGCGCCAGCTTCGCATATGTGACCGACCCGTCGACGAGATTTGCCGTGCCCACGTTGCCATTCCACGCGGCGTAGATCGTATCAAGGTCGGCGTCGACTTCGCTCGCGAGAATGTCGGGAAAGCCGGCCGCCACTTTGGCCTGATAGGTCGTGACGCTTCCCTCTTTGAGTGGCCGCGTAACCGCCATACCGTCCCTTCCCGTTACCCGAGCTCGAATGCAAAGAGCCCGCCAATTAGGCCCGCTTCGAGCAGTACGACACTCACACCCGTGCCAAGAAAGACGTCGACCGCATAGACGTAGCTCCCGGCCGCCGGCACCACGTCGAGCCACGGGAGCGAGGGCACGGGAAAGGCGCTGCTATCCGCGCCGCCGCTCGCGTTGTACGTAAGCTGCGTACCGTCGCGAATCCACCGGATGCGAAGCGCCCCATTCGGCGCCCCGGTACTCGCGACGAGGCCGTGATTGGTAAAGAGGAAGACGGGATTGGCGCCGCGTGTCGTGAGCGCGGGCAACGTCGCAACCCGGATCCAGGCATTTTGCGTGAAGGTCTGAAAGCTGCTGTAGATCACGGCTTGCGACGCGCCGGGGAGCGCGCCGGGCGCCAGCTTCGCGCGCGTCACGGCGGCGTCGGCCAGTTCGGCGGTGCCGACGCTCAAGTCAACGATTTGCGCGGCGCTAACCGAGTTCGGCCCGAGCGCGGCCCCGCCGACCGCCCCCGGCCCAAGTTTCGCCGCGGTCACCGCGCCGTCGGCAAGGTCACTCGTCCCGACCGCTAGCGGGGCGATTTTGGCGCCGGTCACCGCGTTATCCGCCAGCTTGCCCGTCGTCACCGCCAGATCCGCCAGCTTCGGCGTCGTCACGGCGGCGTCGGCAATGTTGGTCGTGCCGACGCCGCTGTCTTGGAGCTCGCGCGGCCCGACCGAATCCGCCGCCAATTTCGCGCTCGTGATGGCGCCGTCGCGAATGTTGACGGTATCAGCGCCGGCATTCCACGCGCCGTAAATCGTATCGAGGTCGGCGTCCATCTCGCCGGCGAGAATATGCGGATAGCCCGCCGCGACTTTCGCCACGTAAGTCAGCACGTTGCCTTGTTTCGGCGGGCGGGGAATCTGCGCCATTATTGGGTTTCCCGGCCGGACGGTTGCACGCGGAGCTCAAAATCGCGGAGGTCGCACGGGTTGGGGTCGACGTGCGTGAGCGTCGCCGAAAAGAGCCGCCCGCGCGGCTCGGGCACCGGGCACTCAAATTCGCTCAAGATCCACGCTTGCATCGCCCATGCCGCCGCATCCCACACGGCCGTTTCCCACACGTCGCCCGTGGCAATCGGGACGTTGAGCGTGCCCGCGACGCCGTAGCTATGATCCGCGGTCACGGTAATGCCGAGCGACGTCGATTCAAAGACGTTGGCGACGACGCGCGCGCGCTTCGCAATTTTCGGCGTCAACGGCGCGCCGCCGTCGAGGTCCGCGGTCATGAGCCGCGAGACAATCGGCACGGCGTTTTCTTGCGCCCACTCGTCGACGTTCCACTGCGCGACGTTCCATTGCCCGCCCGAGCGCGGCCCGACCGGGTCGGTGTACCGGTCGGCTTGGTCCAATAAAACGAAAAACGCGACCGAGCTCTCTTGCGCCGCCCACGCCCGATCTTCCTCGGCCGGATGATTGGTCGCGCGCGCCGCGGCGCTATAGCCCGGCGTCGTATGCGGCCCCCACCATGACGGCGGGTCGCCGAGGCCGCGGCGGAGGTCCAACCACCATTGCTGCGTCGGCGACGTGCCGCCCGCGGGCACAAGCGCCAGCTTGTAAAAGCCGCGGTGGTAGATGGCCCAACACCGCGCGCGCTCGGGCACGGGCACCGCGCGCACCGCCGGCTCAATCGGCCAGCCCACGTCTTTCGGCTCGGCTTGCTGCGGCGTCAAGAGATACACGCTCCGCTTGCCGCAAAAGAGAATGCCGAGCGGCGTCGACGCCACGGTGCGGTCGCTCACGCATCCGACCTCGTCGGATACTTGCACGAGCGTCGCCGACGGGTCGTCGAGCGGGTCGCCGAAATAGAGCCATGTTGCCGTTTCCGTCATGATGCCGAGCGGTGACGTCGGGCTCCGATTCGTCGAGGACAACGTGGCAACAGCGAGCGCCGTGATAGGGCCCCCGAGGTCCGGCGTCACGGCCCCGGCCGGGAAAAAGAGCCCTTGGTTAAAGAGTGATTGCTCGAGGCCGGGCACGAGCACGTTGGTTGCCCATGCGCGCCGCGCCGTATCGTCGAGGCCGCCGGCGCCCCACAAGCGGCCGCGGTGCGCAATCAAATGCGCGCCACGCCGCGCGACGGTCGACGGAATCGGCACGACCGCCGACTCCACCGCGGGGTCGTCCCACAAGGCGAATTGGTCGACGCCGCCCGACGCCGGCAACCCGGCCGGCGTTTGGTCGTGCGCGCCCTCAATCTCTTGGTCGACGCCGGCGAGAAACAAGTGATAGAGCTCGCCCGTGCCGAGCGCCACGGTCGGCGCGCGAAACCCGAGCCGCTGGCGCCCGCTCCCGGCGGTGGTCACGGTGCGCACGGGGCCGACTTTCGTCCACCGCTGCGTCGGCGTGTGGTAGATGGCCCAGCGGTAGCTGTACGTCCCGGCGAGCACGCGGGCGAGCTCGTCAGCAATCGCCGTCGCGACTTGCCCGGTATCGTCGAGCAACGCGAGCGGCACGAGGTCGACCGCGGCGGCGCCGAGCGGCACTTGCTTGATGGGGTCGCTATCGTTGCCGACATACAAGGTATCGCCGACGACGGCGGCCCCATAGCGGAGGTCCTCGACGGGGCCCGCCGCAAAGGCGCCATTCGCGACGGCGGCAATCGGCGCATCGTTGACCGACACATAGAGTTGGTCATTGGCGACGCAATACAGGTAGCGCGTGCCGTCGCTCCCGCTACAGTAGACGAGCGGGTCGACGCGCCCGGGTTGCGGCAACCGTTGCCACGGCGCGCTGCCGAGCCGCTTGCTGACCACGAGGCTCAGATTGGGCACCCAATTCTCGCACCGCGTGACGAAGCCGGGCGGCACAAAGGCGGGGTCCATCGCGAGCATGGTGCCCTGAAACCGTCGGACGGGTATCGGGAGCTCGCGGTCAGAGGCGCCCGGCATTAGTCGCCCCGAAACGGCCGCCCAAAGACGGTCGGGTCAAGCGGAATATCGGCGCGTTGCGACCGGAGCGGCGCGGCGCCGCGGCGGATCATGCCAAGCAAGTTGTCGCGCGTGGCGGCCTCGGCTTGCGCGCGCGCGTCGCGCTCGTGCTCGAGGGCAAACACGTACACGGCTTGCACGAGATAATTGTGATACGGAAAGACGGGCACGTCGGCGGGCTCGAGGGCCGGGAGCGGCTCGGGCGGTAAGCGTTTGTACCGCAACCGCACGTCGATGCGCCGCCCGGTCGGGTCCGGTGCCAGACTCGCCGTCATGTCGCTACGCGAAACCGCCCAATATTGCGGCACGCCGCGGCTCGTGCCCGCCGGCGCCGCCGTCGCCGTCAATTCCTCGGGCGAGAGCTCGAGGGCAAAGCAATTTGCTTGCGGCGCGCCGTCAATCGCGACGATTTGGAATGCATGGTCGTCTTGCGCCGTCATGAAATCGGCGGGCAAGTCGACGGTGGGGCCCGTGACGACGAGCGGCGCCGACACGTAGAGGAACGGCCAATCGGCGAGCGTATAGAGCTCAAAGAGGTGTTGCGCGAGAAAGTCGGCGGCGTCGGCGTCGAGGGCGCGGTTGCCCGCGCGATTCAACGCGAGGTCACGGATTTTCTGGCGCGTGTACCGCCCCGGCGGAATCGTCGGCACGAGTGACGTCCTCCCCTACCGCGGGCGGCTCGGGCACGCCGAGCTCGCGGCGGAGCTGCGCCACCGCGTTGGCGTATACCTGGCGTTGCCGGTCCTCAAAATGCGCGCCGGCGTCGAGCACGGCGGCGTTATTGGCCTGCAAGCGCGTGAGGGCGGCCGCGCCGGCGGCGGCCACCGCGGCGTCGAGCTCGGCGGGCGTCGCCGCGGTAAACGCAATTGTGACGTGCTCGCCCTCGCCCGTCACTCTCACGAGCTGCCCCGAAAACGCCGGCGTGGGGCCGATACGGGCCGCGGGTCCGCGTGCCATCATGCGCGTTGAATCGCCCGCGCGCGCTCGGCCAGCGGCGAATCCAAATCGAGCATGCCGGCGTTGCCGTTATCGGCGAGCCGGGCGGCCTCGACGAGCCGCGCGCGATGCACGAGCTCGAGAATGGTCCGCGCCTCGCATTCCCACACGTCGACGGGGCCGAAAAATGCGCGCTCGTTGATACGCACAAAGACTTTGTTGGGCAGCATGGGCACGTCGATATTGACGCGCCCGCATGTCGGATGGAGCTCGCGGTGCGACGCACGGCGGAGGCGCCCGACGATGCGCCGCGCGACCGTCTTTGAGCCCTCGTCGTCATACTGCACGACGTCGCGCCACATGGTGTTGAGCGCTTTGACGACCTCGGGCGTCAAGCGCGTCTCGTAGTCCTCGAGCGCCTCGGCCGCGAGGTGCTCGAGGTCGGGTGCCGCGCGCGCCTCGAGCTCGTCGAGCTCGTCGAGGTCGTCCGGCGCCGGCGGCTCGGGAGAAACCGCCGGCGTCGTCCGCGGGCGACCGCGGGGCCGGCTCACGATGGTATCGCTCATGCGAAGGCGCTCTGACACTCGAAGCGTCGGAAGAAATCCGTATTGAGAATGCACGTCTTGGTCATGAATTTGAAACCGGCCTTGCGGCGTTGCTTGAGCGGGTCGGAATCGCTTGCGGTCGCCGGCGTCAAGGTCGTCTCGACGCGCGAGCCAATGGCGGGCACCGCAAACGCGCTCTTGCCGAAAATGTAGCCCGTGTGAACCGACCCGGTCGCCGGCGGGTCCGCGCCCGCGGGGGCGCCCGTGGCGCTGTACCCGACCGACGTTGCCGCGGCGCCGCTCGTGACGGCCTTGGCGACGACGCCGACGTACTGCGCGCCAAGCGGCTTTTGCACGGTGGTTTGATAGGTCGGCACGGTGCCGCCCTCGGCGCTCACGTACACGTTGTAGCGGCCCTCGGGGGCCGACGCCGTGATGGTAAAGGCCACCGTGTACGCTGCGGCATTCGTGACGCTCGCCGTTGCGATTTGCTTGACGTCGAGCCCGGAAATCGGATCGGCGAGCGCCACCACAACCTTGACGGTTGAGCCGGCCGTGAAACCCGTTTCGCCCGTCCCGGCGGCCTGATTGGTTGCCGAGGCGCCGCCGGCGCCGGTCGCGAGCGTCGAGACGATGGGCAGCAGGTTGCTGCGCTTCCACCGCACGCCGCGCCACCGCCCAATTTCGGCATTCATGAGCGCCGTGTTTTCGGCGTACTGATGCGAGAGGACGAAGGTTTGGTCCTTCGCGAGATCCTGCTCGTTGTACGGGTCGACGACGCCGGCGTACATGCTGCCCGGGAACGTCGGCGCGCCGAGCTGGCGGAGCGTCGCGACGATGCCGGACACGAAATCGGTCGTCGGCACGTCGCCGGCGACGAGCGTCGAGCGCGACGTCTTGCCGCCGGGAAAGACAACCTGCCCGGCGCCCATGAGGACCTTTTGAATTTCCCGATCCTGCAATTCGGCCGACGCATTGCCAAGCCGGTCCTTGGCGGCGTTGAGCGCCGGGTGCTTGGTCGTCATGAGCGCGACGTCGGTGATCGAGACGACCATGCCCCATTGCTCGAGCATGGCTTGCACCTTGTTGACGACGAGCGGCGTCGAATCCGGCGTGATGCCCTCGGAGAGCGGCGCGCTCGGGAGCGCGAGGCGCTCGTACCGCTGCGCCGAATAGTTTTTGCCCTCGCCCTCGGGCATGTTCGGCGTGTCGCCGATATCCTGAAAGACGGTCAGCTTTTCGGCGACCGCCAGCAATTCATCCTGCAACCAAAGCGGCGCGAGGTCGTTTGCTAGGGTCGTCGAGGTTGAGAGCCCCGGATCATTGTAATTGTAGGTACTTCCGGGCATGGCGGCGTCCTCCCTCTAGAGCGTGGCGCCCTCAAGCGCCTTGCGTTTTTCCTCGAGCGTCATCCGGGCAAATTCCTCGCGCGTGACGGGGACGCGCGGTTGCTTGGTCGCCTCGGGGCCGGCTTTCTGCGCGCTCGAGCCGCCCTCAGTGATGGCGGCGCCGGCGCTCGCGGCACGGGCCGCGTTGTCGCCGGCGCGTTGCTGCGCGCGTTGCTCCACGAGTGAGTCCACATATTTCGGGTCGTCCATGCGCCGCGCTTTCACGAGCGCCACGGCTTGCTTGCGCGTGAGAATCTGGCCGCGTTGGCGATACTCGGCGCGTACCCGGTCGGCTTCCTCGGCTTGCGTCTCGTATTCGGGCACGTCTTGCCGGACCTGTAAGAGGTCGACCGTATCCGCCATGCCCTCGATGCCTTGTAGGAGCGGCGCGGCGAGCACTTGCATGAACGCGCCGAAAATCGGCGCGTGCGCTTGCACGGCATCTTCCGTCCATTGCCCGCCAAGGCTCGCCGCAATCTGCAAGGCTTGCTCGCGCGGCAAGCGAATCAGCGGCATGGGCCCTTGCTGCTGTTGCGGTTGCGGCGCCAAGAGCCGCAACGTGCCCTCGAGGGCGGCGCGTTGCTCCCGCTCGCGGGCAAGGTCGCCCTCGAGGCGCGCAAAGCGCGAGCCCCATTCCTCCGCGGGCGGGGCGCCGGCCTCGGGCGCCGGCGCGGGGGCGGTAGAGTCGGGGGCGGGTGCGGGGGCGGAGGTCGGGTGCTCGTCGGCCATGCGGTCCTCTTAGGGTATCGGGTCGGCCTCGACGGGGTCGCTCCACCATGCGCGCTCGAGGCCGGGCGACAGGGGTATGGCGGCGGCCGCGGTCGTGCGCGCCTCGGCGCGGCGGGCGAGCGCGGCGAGCGCGAGCGTCTTGACAAACAGCGGCACGACGAGGCGTTGCAATTCCTCGACTTGCCCGCGGCGTTTCATCGCCACGTACGGGTCGGTCACGTCGTCGACTAAGAGGTTGGCAATGCGCCCCTCGACGTACGTCCGCAAATACGTGTGGTAGCCGCTCGCCTCGAGCTCGCGCGTGAGCTCGCCGAGCTCGTGCGGGTCGACGCCGCCGGGGCCGCCAAACACTAGAAGGCCACCTTGCCGCGGCGGAGCGCGGCCATTGCGGCGGGGGCGCCGCGTTGCTGCATGGCGGGCGCGCGGCTCGAGGGCGGCGGCGGCTCGAGGCGCTCGGCGCGTGGCGTTTCGGCCGCCATCGGCGGCGGCGTCATGCGGGGCGGCGCGCCGCGGCTCGGGGGCGGCGGCCCGACGCGCCGGCTCATGGGAAAGACGGGCACCGTGCCGCGCATCGGCCGCGGTGGCGGCCCGGCTTTCGTCGGCGGCACGAGCGCCTTGGCCTTGCCGGCGCCGACGAGCGGCTTACCCTTGCTCGCGCCCGGGGGCGGCACGAGCGCCTTACCCTTGCCCTTGCCCGGCGCCACGGCCCCGCGGCCGCTCTTGCGTGCCATCGTGGGCGGGCCCGTGTGCCTTGCGCCCCCGGCCCCTGTCAAGGGGGCGGGGGGTTAGGTTACGGCCCGGGTGTACAGCGTCACGCCATCGGCTCGGCTAATCCGCGCCGGAATCAGCCCGACGAGCGACAGCAACCAGAGCACAACGGCGAGCACAATCACGACCCGGATGACCTGCTTAATGGCGGGGTCGAGCGGCAAGAGGCTTTCGACGAGATACAGAATCAGCCCGATCACGATTAGGACCACAACCAATTGAATCAGCGGCATAGCCCCTCCCTTACGTCGTGCTCGTCGTCGAGGTCGTCGGCGTCGTCGTCGTCGGGGCGACGGTCGTCGGCGCCGCCGTCGAGCTCGTCGACGTCGTGGACGTCGAGGTCGTCGAGGTCGTCGAGCTCGTGACGCCGCCCGCGGGCCCGCATCCGTTCCACGCCGGGCCGCAATCGCTCGGGGGCGCCGCGGCGCTCGTCGCCGCCGCGAGGATCCACACGGCGAGCCAGCGCATGCTTAGTGCGCCCCGGCGCAGGAATAGAGCACGCGCACGCTGCATGCCGCGCACGTCGTCACGTTGGTTCGGTAGCTGCAGGTTGGCGAGAGGACCGACACGACGGCCGACGGCGTCGTGGCGTCGACCATCACGGTGCCATTGCCGACCGGCGCCCACGTCGCGTCGTCACACGAGACTTGCAAGGCGACCGTCGCCGCGCCCGCGGTGCGTACCACTTGCACGAGCAACGCGGGCACCGCGCGCGCATAGAACGAATCGGCGCTTGGGCCGGTGGCCGTTTGCGGCGTCGGCGTCAAGGTCGTGGCGTCGCACGATTTGTTAGCGGCGTGCGCCGCGCCCGCGAGGACGGCGACGACGACGAGCGCTCCGAGGATTCTGCGCATGGGGTCGACCTCCCTTAGGGTTTCGGCAACCGCGGCAACCCGCGGAATAAATCGGCCATGTTGCGCGTTTTCCCGATGCGCCCTTGCCCGAGCGGCGCCGGCATCCGAATGCCGAGGGCCGCTTTCGCGCGGTCGCGCGCGTCGCTATGCGGGCGCGCCGGCCCGCCGCCCCGCGGCCCCGTCGGCGGCCCGAGCAAGCGCGCGAGCGCGTTGATACCGGCGCCGGGCGCCCCGGGCGCAAACGCCGGCGGCGGCCCGCCCGGCATCGCCCCGG